TTATTCGTTATTCGTTATAGCAGTAAATGAGTCTTATTCGTTATTCGTTATAGCAGTAAATGAGTCTTATTCGTTATTCGTTATAGCAGTAAATGCGATTAGTTCCTTATTGTTTATATCGGGCGTAACGTATATAAAAACCTAAACTACCCTAACCTACAAGGATCTACACTCATCAGATATATAAAAAAATCCCGCAGAAAAATTTTTTGAAAAAATCCCCCGTATAAATTATGAGAAAAACCCCCTATTGGAACTTCTTCAGAGTGGTCTTTGCGGGATGGATGATAAGATACCCTCGACCTTTCTTTGTGGCACTCGGATTCTTTTTAGTGATGATATATAAAGTGTTGACAAAATAACTATCAAATGTCGAAAATATATCACATATATGCAAAGAATCATTGCGTTTACCACTCCATTAAAGAGGAAGAATTTCCATTAGTCTGGAACACCCTAAGAAACTTCATTAGTATCGCAAACACAGACTATCATGTGAATGATCTCTCATATGAGGAACTCACAGTAGAAGTCTGAAATTTGCGATTTGACGACGAAATAAATAAGGTGTTATTATTGAAATGAGGTTATTTTTTTCTCATGGCAAAAGGATTTACTGTTAAGGCAAAAGCACCCACTACGGAAAAGGCCGAGTGGGATTATGATGCAATCAAAGAAAGAATGAGAGGTAAGGCAATTGTATTCTGCCTGCCCGGTAGAGGATGTTCGTTTACTTTTCTGAAGTCATTCGTACAACTATGTTTTGATCTCGTACAGAATGGTATGAGTATTCAGATTTCTCAAGACTATTCATCAATGGTGAACTTCGCACGTTGTAAGTGTCTTGGGGCAAATGTACTTCGTGGACCAGATCAGATTCCCTGGGATGGTCGTCTGAAGTATGACTATCAACTCTGGATTGACTCAGATATTGTATTCAACACAGAGAAGTTCTGGCAACTCTGCGATCTTGCATTCCCAGAGGAAGCACTCGTAGAAGAGACTGTCGAACTTGATGATGGAACCACACAGACTGGTTATGTTGTTGACGATTCCAAGAAACGTGATATTGTTGCTGGATGGTACTGTACCGAAGATGGACGTACCACTTCAGTTGCTCATTGGTTAGAAGAGGATGACTTCCGCAGTAATGGGGGAGTTATGAATCACGAAACTCTGGAGTCTATTTCAAAGCGTCGTAAACCATTTACAGTTGATTACACTGGATTTGGTTGGGTTCTGATTGAGAACGGTGTATTTGAGCACGAAGAGATGAAGTATCCTTGGTTTGCTCCAAAGATGCAAGTCTTTGAATCTGGTGCCGTTCAGGATATGTGTGGGGAAGATGTTTCCTTCTGTCTCGATGCAAAGGAAGCAGGATTTGAAATTTGGTGTGATCCTCGCATTCGTGTGGGTCACGAAAAAACAAGAGTTATTTGATTTTATAGGAGATTTTAATTATGGCACGTCGTCCCAATTTTAATGGTGTAGAAAAGATTGAATCCACTCCCAAGCGCACTCGTCAGGGACTTGGGAAGCACACAAAATATTCTGCAACCTCTCGTAATAAAGCTCGCAAAAAGTATAGAGGTCAAGGCAAATAATCTATGTCAGCACTCATAGCCAACTTACCATCACAGAAAGTCTGGGTTCGTAAGGAATATCTTCGTGACTTATGTGATGGTTTTGGTGAGTATGTCGAGGGTGTCTGGGTATCGGTGAAGTCGATACCTGGGCGCTCTTTTTATTTTGAGACTTATTTGCCAGAATATGGTGCTCTTTATGATAAGTTGCCGATTTCAGCGTTTTTATCTCGCAAGGATGCGCCAGACCTTGATTTGGACCTACCAAATCTTCAATTTTGGAACTGTATGGACTATGGCATTAAGGTCTTAAGAAAAGAATTTATATCTTCAATGGACGTTGAGGCTTATTCTCGTAATTATGGAGTTATAAAAGGGAAATATTTGTTTACAATTGATAACTATCACGAAAATCATAATCAAATAGATAGTAATGTAAGTGAATTGCCTGATGAACATAAGAGTCATAACTGCATTATGCTTGAAAATGGGCAGTTTGCACTCTATCCAAACAACAGATTAAGGTTCTATGACCTTTCTATGACCCCAGAAACCCCCTTAACACCGGATTTTAAGGTATCTACTCACATTTATCAAGTGGAAAATGGAATTAAGTGGGGAAGATTAGGAGATACAGACGAATATTTTTGGAAAACAGAAGAAGAAAGGGATAGCAACCCCTCTAAAAGTTCTGTTTAACCTAAAAAAGGAGAAAACAGATGGCAATGAATCCAAATCCAGACCGAAATAGTGAATATATGCGTCAAATGTGGGGAACAACCACATTAGTTACTGATTATAAACCCAATTCTCCCGGAAAAAGAATGCTTCGGGAGATTGCAAATGATGATTCTACACCCAAAAGGCACGATTTTCACGTTCAGAATGAAATTCATGAAAAAATTCGTAATGATGAAGACTATGATGATTGGGAATATGGAACAGAACCAATATTTAATAAAAACTGGATTTGATTACCTATAAATATAACAAGAATTAAGTAGAAAAGATGCCTCTTGAGAGGGTAAGTAAGAGTTTTAAAGATCTGAGCATGACTTTTCAAAAAAGTCCTTTGAATAATGATCTTATTGCACTTAAAAATGAGACTGCTATTGCCAGATCGATCAGAAATTTGGTATTTACCCTTCCAGGAGAGCGTTTTTTTGCACCTAATTTGGGGTCTAACATAAGTCAATCCATATTTGAAAATATGGATTCCATTAGTGCTTCCATTATAGAGGATGAAATAAAAAATACTATCAATAATTATGAATCAAGAGTTCGACTAATTGATGTAACAGCTACTCCAAACTATGATAATGCAGAATTTGATGTTAGAATTCAATACAGAATTGTAGGAATTGACGTATTACCCCAACAATTATCATTTGCATTACAGCCAACTCGATAAATGGCAATAGTAAATTTTACAAATCTAGATTTTGATCAAATAAAAGAATCTCTTAAAGATTACTTAAGATCTAATTCCAATTTTTCGGATTATGATTTTGAGGGATCAAATCTTTCTACAATTTTGGATGTTCTTGCATATAACACTTATATAACCTCATACAATGCTAATATGGTTAGCAATGAGGTTTTTATTGATAGTGCAACTTTAAGGGAAAATGTAGTATCTCTTGCAAGAAATATTGGATATGTTCCTAGATCAAGAAATTCTGCAAAGGCAAGTATAAATTTTTTCGTAGATACTACTACAGATTCTACTAGACCTGTTGCCATCACATTAAAACGTGGACTTGTTTGCACCTCAAGAGCATTTGGATTAACAAGTTATACATTTTCCATATTGGATGATATTACAGTTCCAGTTAACAACGGATTTGCTTTTTTTGATGACATAGTGGTTTATGAAGGAACCTATTCTACACAATCTTTTGTCGTTGATCCAAATATTCCAAATCAGAGATTTATTTTAGATAATGCGTATATTGATACAACAACAATTAGAGTATCTGTAAGGGATAATCAAACAAGCACAGTTACTAGAAAATTCACTCTTGCGAATAGTTTATTTGATATTGAACCAAATTCAAGAGTGTTCTTTTTACAAGAAGTCGAAGATCAAAGATATGAATTAATTTTTGGTGATGATGTTTTTGGTAAGAAATTAGATGCAGGAAATGTTATAGAAGTATCTTTTATAATTTCTAATGGATCAAATGGAAATGGAATTTCTCTATTTAATTACAGTGGGAGATTATTTGATAATAATGATAGAATAGTAACTACGGGAATATCTTTAATATCAATCAATTACCCTTCCCAAAATGGAAGAGAGATTGAATCAGTAAATTCAGTTAAAAAATATGCACCTAGAATCTATGCTTCTCAATATAGAGCAGTAACATCTAGAGATTATGAGGCAATTATACCTCAAATATATCCAGAGAGTGAGTCAGTGTCTGCATTTGGTGGCGAAGAAATGACTCCACCAAGATATGGGAAGGTGTTTATTTCAATTAAACCAAAAAATGGACCATTTGTGCCAAATCAAGTAAAAGACAATTTGAAAGATTTACTTCGCAAGTATAGTGTTGCTGGAATTGTTCCAGAAATATTAGATCTTGCGTATCTGTATGTCGAATTTGATATAAAGGCATATTACAGTAGAGATTTTAGTTTATCCCCAGATGCTTTGAGAACAAGTATTATTAAAAATATTAAAGAATATGGGGATGAAAATTTTAATTCATATGGATCAAGATTTAAATATAGTAAATTTTTAAAAATTATTGATGATAGTAATCAAGCAATTACTTCAAATATAACGAAGGTTGCTATGAGGCGTGATCTTAGAGCAGCATTAGGTTCTTTTTCCAATTATTTAATTTGCTTTGGAAATTCAGTATATGCAAATCAGAAAGGATTTAATATTAAATCTAGTGGATTTAATATATCCGGAATATCTGAAACAGTTTATATGTCAGATACTCCAAATACAAATGGGAAAACTGGAAGAATATTCTTCTTCAAATTAATTGACTCTGAAAATTATCAAATTGTTAGAAGAAATGCAGGGACTATTGATTATGAAAAAGGTGAAATTAATTTATCTACTGTTAATATAACTAATACTTCTAAAATAGTTGGTGATGATAATATTATTGAAATATCTGCTGTTCCAAATTCTAATGATATTATTGGAAAACAGAACCTTTATATTCAACTAGATATTAATAAAAGTGTTATTGATATGTTGCCAGATCAGAACACTGTTGATTCAAATTCTTCTGGATCAATTTATATCGTAACTTCAAGTTATACCAACGGAAATCTTGTAAGATCATAAAATGTTAGAGAATAGAATTAAAATAAATTCAATTGTAAGAAATCAACTTCCAGAATATGTGAAGGATGAATTCCCATTAGTGGAAGAATTTCTATCACAGTATTACCTCTCATTAGAAAATAAAGGTAATCCATCAGATATTATACAAAATATTGATCAATATGTGAAAGTCGATTATCTATCAGATTTAATTTATGAAACAACTCTATCTCAAGATATAACTTTATTTACAAATGAAATATTAGTAACATCAACTTTAGGATTTCCTGATAGGTATGGACTATTACTAATAAATGATGAAATTATTTTATATGAGTCAAAAACTGATATAGCATTTTTAAATTGCTTCAGGGGATTTAGTGGAATAACTTCACATAGTAATAAAATTACAGATCAATTAATTTTTAAAACAACTAATTCATCATCACATAATAGTGGTAGCACAGTAACTAATCTAAGTGTTTTATTTCTAAGAGAATTTTTTAAAAAATTAAAAACACAAATAACTCCAGGGTTTGAATCAAGTGAATTTTTCGATGGTTTAAATGAAAATCTATTCATTAAACAATCAATTGATTTCTATAAATCTAAAGGAACAGAATCGTCTTTTAAAATTTTATTTGGTGCTTTATATGGAAATCCTGCAAAAGTTATTCTCCCTAGAGATTTTTTAATTCAACTTTCCGATGCTCAATATAGAATTACTCAAGACTTAGTTGTTGAATCTATTTCTGGAAATCCAGAAGATTTAATAAATGGAACTTTATATCAAGATGAGACTAACAATTATTCCTTTGCTAGAGGAACAATTAGTGATGTTGGAAAAATTATTAGAGGTGATAAAGTATTTTACAAGATTAGTTTAGATTCTGGATATGATAAAGATATTGATGTTTTTGGATCATTAAAGAGTAACTTTAAAATTCATGCAAAAACTATAGTTACCAGTGATATACAATCTGGTTCATCCTATATTGATGTGGATTCTACTATTGGATTTCCAGATTCCGGATCTTTAATTTTAAAGATAGTAAATGAACTTGAATTGGTAACTACTTTATCAATAAATTATACATCTAAAGTATCTAACCAATTTCTGGGATGTTCTGGAATTACTTTGGATATTTCTAAAGGTGTGGAAGTAATTGTCACAGATTTTTGTTACGGATATGATAGAGATGGAAATATCGTCTCTATGAGAATTACTGGTGTAAATACGGATTTTGATATTCCTGATACCACTAAGTATTATAAAAAGAATGATCCACTTAAAATTAAAACCCTAGGGGAAGATTCTGATAATTTTATACAAAATAATTGGATATTTAATATACCTGTAAAATACACAGTAAAATCTCAGGAATTGATATCTCAAAATCTAACTAGAATTTTACTTTATGATGATCATAGTTTTAATTTAGGTGATATTGTTGATATTTTATATACAATAGAATCTGAAGAAAATATATTATCAGGTGTTGTTCAATTAATTGAAAATGGCAAAACTATTATTATATCAACATCACAACCAGTAAGTTCAATTTATGAGGTTAGGAAAAAAGTTTCAAAAGTTTCTAGTCAAATATCTGATATTAACATCTATAGTACTAATGTGCAAAATGTTTATGTTGACTATGATAATAATACATATGTAACTTCTTCCTCATTACCATCTTACTTAAATCAAAATATTAACGTTAACGATTTATCAATAACACTACCTTCCAACCTTTTAGATAGGACTGAAGGTTATGAAATTGAATACGTTGGGCATAAATTTTATACTGGGGATTCCGTAGTATTTGTTCCTGGAAATAAGCAAGTTATTTTTAATGGAAATATTTTAGAACCAAATTCCAAAACCTTAGTGTATGTAAGTAGAATAGATTCTAGAAGATTTAAATTATCTTATAGTAGAGAAAAAATATTTAAAAATGAATTTATTGATATTATTGGTAATATATCAGATTCTAAGATTTATCTTTCAAGATTTTCTAACAGTTCACTCAATCAATTATCATTAAAACCACAAAATATCTTTAAAAAATTTGAATCTCCTTCAAATTTTTCTGAAAATGATATATCTGAAACTCAACCTGGATCTATTGGAATTTTTGCAAATGGAGTTGAAATCTTAAATTACAAATCTATAGATCAAATTTATTATGGAAGTATTGAAGAAGTTGTAGTAACTTCTGAAGGTGAAGGGTATGACTTAATTAATCCCCCAAAATTAGAAATATTAGATCCTCTTGGGGAAAATGCAAAGGGATATTGCTCCATAATAGGAAATTTGGAAAGAATTGATATTATAAATCCAGGATTTGATTATATTACCAATCCCCTAATTACCATTAGAGGTGGTAATGGATATGGTGCAGAAGTTCAGCCAAGAATGGGATATTTTGATCATTATGCAGAATTTGATGCATCTCAAACATTTTTAAATAATACTATTGAATTTTATGATAGTCATAAATTCAGAGATTCTGAAAAAGTTTTCTATATTAATGATGGCAATTCATCAATATCAGGAATATCTACAGAAGAATTTTATTATATTCAAGTAGTAGATTTTAATAAAATAAAACTCCATAGAAATGAATTAGAATCTGCAAATAAAACTAATGAAATTTCTTTAGGGTCTGGTGGTGTTGGAGTTCAAAAAATAAAATCATTTAATAAAAAGAAAAAAATAAGTTCAATAGATATTGTTTCTCCCGGAGTTAACTATCAGAATAAAAAAACATTTGTAAATTCTGTAAATAGTGCCTCAAATATCTTAACTATAAAAAATCATGGATATCTAGATGAGGAAATCATTGTCTATTACCCAGAGGGAACACCTATTGTTGGATTGACATCATCTAAATCATATTATGTGACAAAAATATCTGATAATGAAATTAAATTATCTGAAATTGGTCCAGAAAATAATAAAAATCAATTCTATAAAGAAAAGAAATATATTAATTTAAGATCATCTATTACTAACAACCAAAAACACTTTTTTAATTATGAACCAATTACATTATCCGTTAGTGGATTAGTTGGTGTTCAGACTTCAAGTGCTTATGCAGAATTGAGACCTATATTTAAAGGGTCAATTCAATCAGTATCTTTAGAAAATGGTGGTGTTGGTTATGGATCATCAGAAATAATAAATTTGAACCGACAACCAACTTTTATGATAATTGATGGTAGTGGATCTCAAATTACTCCAGTTATAGAAGACGGTAAAATTGTAGATGTAGTAATTCAATCTCCAGGATTAAATTATGAATCTTTGCCTGATTTAGTTATAGATGGTGATGGGATAGGTGCTGTATTAACTCCTATTTTTTCTAATGGATCTATATCTGAAGTAAAAGTAATTTCTACTGGTATTGGGTATAGTAGGGAAAAAACAAGAATTAGAGTTGAATATTCTGGACAAAATGCAAAATTTGAGGCATTAATTAAATCTTGGAGGGTCAATTTATTTTCAAGGTATTTAGAATCAGAATTAATAACTGCCGATGATGGGTTTATTTCTAGAGGTTTAGATGAATTACAGTATTTAAATATATACCCTGCAAGAAAATTGAGAGAAATAATTTATTCTTCCAATTATAAATCTGATCTAAGTAATGATATCACATTACATTCACATTCACCTATTTTAGGGTGGGCATATGATGGAAATCCCATTTATGGTCCTTATGGATACTCCACTTTGGAATCTCCTGAGATAAAACAAATAAAAAGTAGTTATATAAAAAAAAGATTGCCAAATAGACCATCATCTTATCCCCTTGGATTCTTTATTGAGGATTATGTTTATAATGGTGGTGGGGATTTGGATGAATCAAATGGTAGATTTTGTGTAACTCCAGAATTTCCAAATGGTGTTTATGCTTATTTTTGTACATTTGGAGAAAATCTTTCTACAAGGGGAATATTTAGAGGTTATAAAATTCCAGAATTTCCTTATGTAATAGGTAATGTTTACAAAAATAAACCAATTATTTTTAATTTTAATCAATCATCTAAATTAGATGAAAAGTACATATTTGAAAATAAACTTCTTAGAAATACTACACCATACAACTTGAAAAAGTTGAATAGCAACTATGAATTTTTGTATATTCCTGATGAAATAAAGGAACAAAATTTATCATTAAAATCTGTTGATCCCGGATATGTTGATTCTATAAAAATTATATCTCCTGGACAAAATTATGGAGTAAATGATGCTATTATTTTTGATGATGATTCTGTTGGAGGTTTTGTTAGTAGAATATCCGGAAATGGTATATCATCTATAACTTATTTTCCAGTAGTTAATACATTTGAGTTTATACCTTATAGATCAAAGTTTATTGGTGTTTCAACTATACCACATAATTTCTATAGCAATTCTTTTGCAACTTTATATTCCGACTATGAATATGAAAAATATGGAAAGGTGGATGTAGTAGAAAGTAGATTAGTTCTGCAAAAAGACATTGGAAACTCTAATTTTACTGGACCAGTTGCTACTTTAGATATTCAAGGAAATTCTTTGGGATATCCAATTACAGAAAATGATTATTACAAATTAAATGATGAGATTGTGAAAATATTAAATATTGATACAAAATCTTCTAAGTTACGTGTTTTAAGGTCTCAATTCGACACTGTAGGACTTGCTCATAGTGCTGGAGATGTTCTAGAATCCGCATCTAGGAAAATTTTATTTGATGCTCAAAATATATCCAGTTCTTATAATTTAAAACTTAATAAGGAATACTATTTTGACCCATCAACTTCTGTTGGAATTGGTGCTGGAATTAATACGTCACTATTGTTAGAAACTTATAAAAATAATACAAATGTTCAATTAATTAAAGGAATTAATACTAAAGTATATTTTAATAATCAATCAGATTACTTGAGTTATAAATTTGGTGGATATGTTGAAATAACAAATGCTTCTAACAGTAATTGGAATATTGATAATGTTAAAATAGTTTCAGTTGGAGATACAAGTATTACAATAGACCTTGATTCAACTTCTTTTGTTGATAATTCAGTTACTGCAGTAATGAATAAATGGAAGTTTTTGGATATTCAAACAAAGGCAATTTATCTTCCAAATCACACTATTAATACCGGAAATACTTTATTCTATAGATCTAATGGGGGTACAAGAATATCTGTATCTACTGATGGGGTAACTTCCAATTTCCTACCAGAAGACTCTCCTCTTTATGCGTTGAAAATTTCAAATGATTTAATTGGATTATCTTTACAACCAACAGATAATGATTCTGATATTTTATACTTTTCTGGATTAGGAACTAGTAATTATCATAGTCTAGTTACAAATTATCAAAATATTTTTGTAGGTGATCTTAAGCAAAACCAAATAATTGTTAATACCGAATCCAATCATAATTTACAGATTAATGATCTTGTTGAATTTGATGTTCAAGTTGGAATATCTAAAACATTTAAGGTAGAATTTAATTCCACCAATAGAAGAATTGTAATAAATGCAAAGGATATACAAGATGTTAATATTGAAAATAACACAGTAATAGTTGAGTCCCACGAATTTAAGACGGGCCAAAAATTAATATATGAAACAACAAATACTATTGGTGGTCTAATTAATAATCGAATTTATTATGCCGTAATTATAGATGATAATACTATAAAATTAAGTCAATATTTATCTGATTCCAAAAAAGAGTCTCCAGTAGTTATTAATTTAACTTCCTCTGGCAGTGGAAGACTGATGCCGATAAATCCAGAAATTTCAATATTAAAATATCAAAATATTATTTTTGATATTTCAGATGAATCTTTAGCATTTAGAGACAATTCTGCATTTGAATTGAAATTTTATGAGGATGAAAAATTTAATAATGAATTTTTATCTGCTAAAATTACAAAAAATGGTCAAATAGGTATCGGAACAACCTCTACAATTAAATTAGAAACTACTAACTTAAATAAATCAATATATTACAATTTTGTACCTTTATATTCAAATTCATCAAGCACACAAAAATTGGTTTATGTAGATAGTGAATTGGGAACAAATAATAAAATTTCCATAGAAGATAGTATTTTAAATTACACACATAAAGTTGTTGGTGGTGGATTAACATCCTTTATCTTTACAACTGTAAAATCATTAGAACACGCAGTTTACGACTCTACAAATTCAAATTTAAAATACTATACAAACTCTAGAACCTCTTCTGGACCAATATCAAAAATATCAGTTAATAGTAAGAAAAAATTATATAATAACTTACCATATGTTAAAGATATTATCTCCTCTTTTGGAGAAAATGCTATACTTGAATCAGAGTCATCAACTATTGGAAAAATTAAGTCCGATGACATAAAATTAGATGATTATGGATTCAATTATTCCATAGATAGATCAATTAGACCAAAATATAAGTTTCCAGACATTTTAAGAATATCACCATTATATGTTTTTGATAGAATTGAAATAATTGATAATGGTAAAAATTATATTTCTCCACCAAATCTTATTGCTATAGAACCCATTAATGGTAATTTAATAGAAGATGTTATTTTATATTATGATTTTGATTTACAAAATGTGCAAATTTTAAAAAATACTCAAGGAATTGGCAAATTTGAACCTATCATATTGCCAGTCAATAATGATAATGGAATCACTATTAGTTTTATAGAATATGATAGTCTCACAAATAGTGTTACTGTTACAATATCTGCAGAATATAATAATATAAATGATTTTCCATTTTCTATTGGAGATTTAGTTATAATTGAAGATGTATTGGTTGAGGAAGGTGGAAAAGGTTATAATAGTGAGGAATACAACTATAAACCATTTGTGATAGATTATATTGACCCAAATATAGGAGGAACTAATGGTTCTATTAGATTTAGTTTAAATGATTATCTTCTTCCTGAAGAATACCCAGGAATATACGATAACAGAATTGTAAAGGGAAAAATAGTTCCTCAATCATATTTTCCTAAATTTAAGACTTATTTAAAGAGAATTAATTTCCTTAATAATGAGGAAGTAAAAACTTTATCTAATTCAGGATTTGTTGTTGGTTTTGATTCTGATAACAATATTTTGAGAGTATCTACTGATGGAGAGTTTTCTATTGGAGAAACTATTGTAGGTCAGTCTTCAAATATAAAGTCAATTATAGTTGATATTTTTTCTGCCGAAAGTTATATAAATGTTGGACCAAATGTTACTGTTGAATCTGGATTTAATAAGGAAACTGGTCTTCTCAATAATGACAGAC